CATCGGCAGCTAAAAATTATTTTCAGTCATTTTTAAAATCGATAAATCCATTTACTACAAAAATCACTAACTTTTTTTTCAAAGAGTTAAATATGGATGTGAAACAATTACAATCCACCGAACTAAAAAATTTAGAAAATGTAGAACGTGCAATTGAAAAAGAAATCGGCACTATAACAGAAAAGTCAGATGAAAAATGTGACAAAAAGCATACCGAATACACACAAAATATTAATAAAAATTTGGGATTATTTAAAAATATTTTAAAGTCAAACACAGAAGATATAAATCTCGTTAACAAAATTTTTGAACTATCAAACAATTCATTTTTAATAGAATTTTTTCCAATTGAAATGGACTCTATTGAACTGGAACAAATTAAAAATTTGAAAAAAAATCTTATCTATATAATTGACCAAATAGACGGCGATTTTGAAATAGGAGATTGTTTAGAAAGAGATACATTACGACCAATCTTTAAATACAGAGCAAACGTCTTGTCACTAAAATATATAGATTTAATTTTAAAGAACGTACTAAAAGACATAAATACATCAAATCCTAATTCAATACGTGAAGAATTTATAAAACTATCAAGTCTTCTTTCAACTGAAGCTGTTTTCGGCAGAAACGTAAGTTTGCCTCTAATTAAATATACTGGAAAAAAAATAGAAAGATTGAAATATAAGAATAATTTTAAACTAGAAATTCCAAAAGAATTCGAAGATGTGAAATTAGGAAAGATCAAAATAAATCTTGTCGTTGAGGAAGGATACTTAACTGTAAGTCTTTATTTATTTGCTGGTATTGTTATGAAAGATGATATTGCCACGCCAACTTATGCACGGTTTACTTTGGATAGTAGTAGTGGCAGTACGTTTACTTTTAAAATAGAGGGAGACGAAGTTGTTGAAAAAATATGATTATACAAAAACAACTACTCTGTACATTTTCAAACAGTGTTCAATATATAGAAACGATTAAACAAATTAAAAATCAATATTCTATTATTGATAATAAAATTTTTATTTTTGCAAATGAAAATAATCTGAGAGAATTATATTTGACATTCAATGTAGAAAAAAACGAACATATAAATCGTTATAAAGGTACAATAAGCATACATCGTAAGAAACAAACAAATACTCTATATACATTAAATGCAATGAATAAATTGATTGCTGATGAAAATGGCGGAGTATTTGATAAAAGTTTTCAATTAAATTGGGATTTATATAAAAATAGTATCATATTAACCAATGAAATTGGAGTGAAAATAATACCATTAAAATTATTTTCCATTTCTGAAATTTGATATTTATTTATGACTTGATTTTTGTCTGCACCTAGTGTAGACTTGAATTCAAGTTGGTTATAAACTGTGGGTCGAGTGATCTACAAAATAATTAACTAATTAACAATTAACAAATTAAATAAATTATGGCATTAGACATTAGTAAGCTAAAGAGTCGTTTGAGCTCTCTCTCAAACACAAATCAAAAATCCAACTTGATTTGGAAACCAAAGCCAGGCAAACAGGTAGTTCGTATCGTTCCATACAAGTATGAGCCTGATAATCCGTTTATCGAACTAAAGTTTCACTACAACATCAACAACAAGACCTATCTATCCCCAGATAGTTTTGGTCGTCCAGATCCAATCGTTGAATTTGCAAACCGTCTGAAGAAGACTGGTTCCAAAGAAGATTGGCAGATGGGTCGTAAGATGGAACCCAAGATGCGTACATTCGCTCCAGTAATCGTTCGTGGTGAAGAAGGAGAGGGTGTAAAGTTCTGGGGTTTCGGTAAACAAGTATATCAGGAACTACTATCGATTATCAGTGATCCTGATTTCGGTGATATTACTGACCTAACAAATGGTAGAGATATCGTTGTTGAGTTCAAGACTGCTGAAGGCGGTGCTAGTTTCCCAGAAACCAGTATTCGTGTTAAGCCAAATGTTAGTGTGGCGATTGATCCAAAAAACGCACAGTTGCTTGACGCTTTAAAAACTCAAGTTAATATTTTGGATCTATTCCCAGAACTTTCTTATGAAGAACTTAAGGAAGTTATGGATAAGTGGTTGAATCCAGAAACAGAATCTGCTGATGCAACTGTACCAACAGCTGCAGCACCAGATGATGATGAACCTCCATTTACTCCAACCGCAAAACCATCTGCTCCTGCTCCAAAAGCAGCTACATCTCCAACCGCTGCTAAAGCAAAGGGTAAGGATAGTGTAGAACAAGCATTTGATGATTTGTTTAACTCCTAAAAAATAAAAATAAGCCGGTGGAGTTTTTATACCCCACCGGCTTTCTAGTTATATACGTTATGGCAAAGAAAAATGTTACAAAAGAATCGGGACAACGAGATGAATTAATTGAGTTGTTGGCAAATGAACTAAACAAAGCAAATAAAGACGGTGGAAAAATTGCTTATTTCCTAGATGAACAAGAAAATCCAGCCGAAATTAGTGATTGGATTGGTACTGGTTCATCGATTCTGGATCTAGCAATTAGTAACCGTCCACACGGTGGTTTGCCTGTCGGTAAGATGGTAGAATTTAACGGTTTGGAAGGAACCGGTAAGAGTCTAGTTTCTGCACACGTTGTCGCTAATACTCAAAAGAAAGGTGGAGTTGCGGTAGTAATTGATACTGAAAACGCAGCTGCTCCTGAGTTCTGGAAGAGTTTGGGTGTGGATCTATCTAAGTTACTATATGTTCAATGTGAAACTGTTGAAGATATTTTTGCTCAGATGGAGAAGATGATTGCAATTGTTCGTAAGAGCAACAAAGATCGTATTCTAACAATTATTGTTGACTCTGTAGCAGCAGCATCAACAAAAGCAGAACTAGAAAGTGACCACGGTAAGGATGGTTTCGCAACGGGTAAGAGTATTATTATCAGTAAAGCGATGCGTAAGATTACCACTATGATTGGTCGTCAGAAGGTTCTTACTGTATTCACTAACCAACTACGTCAGAATCTAAATGCTATGGCATTTGGTGACAAGTATGTAGTAAGTGGTGGTAAGGCATTGGCATATCATTGTAGTGTACGTGTGCGTTTGAATAACGCTGGTAAACTCAAGAAGGGTGAGGAAATCATCGGTAATGAGTGTAAAGCAGTAGTTATTAAGAATCGTATGGGTCCGCCGCAACGTCAGGCTAATTTCGATATCTATTTTGATAGTGGAATTGCTGATTATGGTAGTTGGATTAAGGTTCTAAAAGATCAGAATCTAATTAAACAAGGCGGTGCGTATTATACATACAAGAAGAATGATGGATCTGAATGGAAGTTTCAATCTAAAGACTTTGTAAGTGTATTGCAGACAGACAAAGAATTGAGTGAAGAAATTTACTTGAAGATTTGCGATGCTGTGATTATGAAGTACAAAGATCCAAACAGCCAAATCATTGAGGATGCTGTGGTAGATACAGAAGAAGAAACTGCTGGAAACGAAGAATAAAAATGAGTGGATTCAGTTCATCTGAAAAGAAAAGACTGTTTTCTCTCTTTGAAAATATCAAGGAGGATGTTGGAACTGGTCTCAAAAAGAATACCAATTCTGATATCCTCCTTGTTGATGGTTTAAATAATTACATCAGATGTTTCGCTTCTATTCCATCTTTGAATGAAGACGGATTGCATACGGGTGGTATTGCTGGATTTTTAAAGAGTGTAGGTTTTGCAATTAAATTACTTTCTCCAACCAGAGTCATCATTGTATTTGATGGTAAAGGTGGTAGCCAAAAACGTAGAAAGATATATCCGGGCTATAAAAACGGTAGAAAAACGGATATTAAACTTAATCGTAATTATGAAGAATTATCTTCTTCTCAGATTGAATCTGTCAATTTTAAGAAAGAGCTAATTCGTACAGTAAACTATTTGGATACATTGCCTGTAACAGTAATGGCAATCGATCAAATAGAAGCTGATGACACAATCGCATATTTAGCGAGAGATACATTTAAAGACAGTAATGTAACCATTATGTCTACAGACAAAGATTTTCTTCAATTAGCAAGCGATAAGATTAAAATCTGGAGTCCTACTAAAAAGAAGATTTTTGGCTGTAAAGAAATTGTTGATGAATACGGAATCACTTGTAATAACTTTATTTATTACAGAATTATGGAAGGTGATACAAGTGATAATATTCCAGGCTTAGATGGAGTTGGTCTAAAACGAGTAGTAAAAGCCTTTCCTTTTCTTGGAGACGAACAACAATCTTCTCTTCAAGAAATATATAATTATTCTGAGAATAACAAAAGTAAATATAAAATATACCAAACTGTATTAGACAATAAACTAACTATAGAAAGAAATTTAGAATTAATGCAGTTGAAAGATACACAAGTACAATCATTTACTCAATTACGTATAGAAGAAATAATAAATACTCCTATTCGTAAAATTGATAAAATGTCTTTTACTAAGTTGATAACCGAAGACAAAATGTGGAACAACATACCAAATTATCATATTTGGTTAAATGAGTGCTTTGGTAAATTGAACAGTTTCGTTGAATAAAAAAACAACATTTCTTTTATGTTGTGTGCGGTGGTTAAGAGTGATAGAATAGTATTATCTTATGGAAAATAAAAAAGCAATTGATTCATTAACAAAATACGGTCGGGATTTTCAAATTAAATGTATATCTTGTTTAGTATCTGATCGTTCATTTATCGAACGAATTCACGATATTATTGAAGTTGAATTTTTTGAAAGCGACTCAAATAAGTGGGTTGTAAAAGAAACATTGAAATATTTCAATGAATATAAAGATCTTCCCACTTTAACTGTATTTAAAATTAAATTAGACGAGGTTAGCGACGAACTACTGAAACGAAGTATAGTCGATAATTTAAAGATGGTCTATCAGAAAGTTAGTGATAGCGATCTAAAGTTTGTAAAAGAACAATTTTTGGAATTCTGTAAAAACCAGAAATTAAAAAATGCAATTATGGAAAGTGCTGATCTACTTGAAATGGGTCAGTACGAAAAGATTAAACACGTTGTTGACCAAGCTATGAAAGCTGGTATGGAACGTAATATCGGCCACGATTATACTGAAGACGTTGAAAAGCGTATGAGTGTAATGAGTCGTAATTGTGTCAAGACTAACTGGACGGAAATCGATACAATTATGGATGGCGGACTAGCAGCTGGAGAACTTGGTATTATTACAGCTTGTGCTGGTAGTGGTAAGAGTTGGGTACTAAGTAAGTTGGGTGCTGAAGCTATGAAACAAGGTAAGAATGTAGTACATTTTACTCTAGAGTTGAATGAGAACTACGTTGGTCTTCGTTATGATAGTTGTTTTACCGGCATCGATTTCCAAAATATCCGTAACAACGTAGATATCGTAAGAAATAAGATTGCGGAAGTGCC